CCGTGCCTCGCAGCTCAGCTACGCGCACGCCCGCCGCTACGTGCGTCAGGGCCGTGCCGAATGGGTCAAGGGCGCCAGCGCAATTCGCTTCCTCGAAAGCAATCCCCTGCACCAAAGCGCCGCACGTCTGGCGCGCCAGCAGACCGCGCTCGGCTACGACCAACGCGGCATGCTGCTGTTGCGCGAAGTCCGGCGCCTGCCCTGTCTCGAAGCGGAGCGGCTGTTTGCCGGGCGGAAGCGTGTCGCATGACCCCATGAGTGTGTGCTGTCCATGAGGTTTTCCAGTGGCACAGTGTAAAGCGCACTCGAAGGCAAGCGGAAACCAGTGCCGACGCTCGCCTGTTCCCGGTTCGACGGTGTGCCGCTATCACGGCGGGGCTGCTCCGCAGGTGCGCAATGCTGCCCAAGCACGCCTCGCGCTCGAGCAGGCGCTCGATCCCGCCATCCGCGAACTGTTCCGGCTGCTCAATGCCAAGAGCGTGCCCGATGCGGTGAAGCGCCAGGCCGTCGATAGCGTGCTTGATCGCAACGGTCTCTCGCCGGTGCATAAAATCGCTGACCTGACGGCTGCCGAGCAGATGGCACCCGAGGAGCGGAAAGCCCGGCTGCGCGCGCTACACGCGCAACTGTTTGAAGCGTCGGAAACGGTGCAATGAATGCACTGCTCGATGAGTACGAAACGCTACTGGCGGCCGAGCAGAAATACCGCCTGTACACCAAAATCGCCAGCTACTACCCGGACGCCGGGCCCTTACGCCGCGAGCTCTACCCGAAGCACTTGCGCTTCTTTGCCTTCGGCAAGGAGTACCGCGAGCGCATGTTCATGGCCGGCAACCGCACCGGCAAGACCACGGTCGGCTGTTACGAAGCGACGCTGCACGCCACCGGCCGCTACGCCGAATATGCGCCCTGGTGGGAAGGCAAGCGCTTCGATCACCCGATCTCTTGCGTGGTCGCAGGCGACACGAACTTGACCACGCGCGACATCCTGCAATCGAAGCTGTTCGGTAAACTGACGCGCCAGCCGGGCGACACGCTCTCGGAAGCCGTCGGTCTCGGCACCGGCATGATGCCGCGGGATGCGATCATCCGGCCGACACCGCGCCGCGGAGCAGAGAACGCTTACGAAGAAGTGACCATCCGGCACATCTCGGGCGGCACCAGTGTGATCAAGCTGCGCTCGTTCGAGCAGGGCGCGGAGGCCTTCCAGGGCACCGAAGAAGATCTGATCTGGCTCGATGAGAATTTTCCAGCCAGCGTGTATTCCGAAAGCCTGACGCGATTGATGACCACTAATGGCCATCTGCTGATGACCTTCACGCCGATCTATGGAGTGACTCCGATCATTCGCGAGTTCATGGAAAAGGCGCATAGAGCGTGAGCGAGAGGATATGGGGGCACGGTTCAGAAAAGAGCATCCATGTCTCGAAGATTGGTCCGAGTTGCCCGCATGCCCGGTACATTTGTCGATCGTGCCATGGAGCGAATTTTTGCCGGAATGGCGTGACCGGTCATACCGCGAATCGGATCGGTCGCTAAAGTGCATCACTAGGGCCGAATTGAGCCGGCAATTTGAACGTATGCACGAGCCCGAGCAATTACGCGAGGAGCAAGAATGGCGGGCTAAGTTTTTGGCAGAGAAGTTAGCAAAGCCATGACCCGCGCGCTGGTCACCGCAACCTGGAATGAGACGCCGCATCTCTCGGAGCAGGCCAAAGCCGATCTCTGCGCCAGCTACCTGCCGCATGAACTGGAAGCGCGCACCAAAGGCATTCCCTCGTTGGGTCCGGGCGCCGTGTACCCGCTTGGCCAGGACAGCTATACGTGTGATCCCTTCCCGATCCCGCCGCACTTCCCGCGCGCCTGGGCGTTAGATGTTGGCTGGAATTGGACAGCGGCAACCTGGTGGGCCTGGGACCGGGAGAACGATCAGGACTGGATCTATCGCGAATATCTGCGCGAGCAGGCCCCACCTGACGTGCATGTCGCGGCGATCAAGGCAGCGGGTGACTGGATACCGGGATGCTGTGATCCGGCCGCCAAGCAGCGCTCGCAGGTCGATGGGCGCAACCTGCTCTCCGAATACAGTGCGCTCGGTCTCAAGATGGCGCTGGCCGACAACGCGGTGGAAGCGGGTGTGCTGCGCGTCTATCAGCGCATGGCCGCGGGCAAGCTCAAGATCTTTCGCACCTGCACCAAGCTGCTCGAGGACCTGCGCTTCTATCATCGCGACGAATCCGGCCGCGTGGTCAAAGAGAATGACCATTTGTGCGATGCGCTGCGCTACGTCTCGATGACGGGGCCTTCGATCGCGAAGGTGAAGCTGTTACCGAAGCTGAACGGAGCCATGAAGCAGCCGTGGGCTTGGGGATGAATGGTCCTTTGCATGGGCTTCGCTGTCATCTTGATTGGCTGGCACCAAAGAATCAGGGGTCGCCTCCCGAAATTAAAGTGGGCGAGCAAGCGTTACTGTACTGGAACAGACGGGAGTGGGTTCTTGTCGATGTAGTGGAGCGTCACGGCTATCGCTTCAAAGTCAAATTATCGGACGGCCGCATCGTTACTGGCATGCGGCTGAACATGCGCAAAGTCAAGAGACCAAGCAATTGAGAAATGCAAAAAGACGAATCGTTCCGCTGGCATCCGGCGCGAGCCAATTTAAAACCTATGCCTGAAACTGGAAAAGTAGAGACACTTACCGAAGCCGAGATCGACGCCTTCGATCAAAAAGCACGCGAGCAATTTGAGCAGACGCTGCGTATGAGTCAGGCGCTGCGGGAAGCCTGGAAGCCGGAACCGGAAGAACCGAAGCCCGGCTCGGACGAAGCCAAAGAAGCGATCCGCGACGCCATTAAGCAGGGCGCGGAATGATAACTGATCCGCAATACCGCCTGATTGAAGCGGCGGTGCGCGCGCTGCAGCATGAGGGCGCATCCGTAGACCGCGTGACGGTCGCGAATGAATTAACCAGAGAAGGCAAGCTGCAGGCGGCTGGCGGCCTAACTGCTCTGTGCGAACTGGATGACGGCCCCTGCACCTTTGAAGATTGGCTTCCTCCAAATTCAGGGTAATGAGTGACGACTTGGGGTGTGCGCCTGCTGGTGCTTGCGGGCTTTCTGCTGCTGGATGGGCCAACGGTTGCAGCGCAGCAGGCCACGACGTCCGCGGAGCAGACGCGCAATCACCGGACGCGCTGGTGGCTGTCGGCCATAGCGGTACTGGGGGCATCGAGCGTGTATACCGGAGCCACCCGCACGATCGAACCAGCACCGCCACCACCGGGGCAACCGCCGAATCTGGGGCGCGGCGTGGGAATCGTGGTCACTAAACAGCTCGGGATCAACTTTGGCATTACCGGCACGATCCTGGCGACGGAATGGTTCTTATTGAAGTACAAAGGCAGGAAATATCCCAAGATCGAGCCCTTGTTCATGGGCCTGAACTATGCGGGCGCGACGGCCTTGAGCCTGGACGCCGCCGTCGAATTGTCGGGGAAGAAGCCGAAGTGACCATTGACCGTTTCTTCGCGGTGATGTTGAGCGTGCTCGCGGGCATGCTCTTCGTGTTCGCAATCATGCTGCTGATCGGAAGGAGTTAGTTGAACAATGGCTAAATTAACGAGCGATGCTCGCAATCAATTGAAGTCCTCGCAGTTTGCGCTGCCGGGCTCGCGGCGGTTTCCGATCCCCGACCGGGCTCACGCCCAAAACGCATTAGCGAGAGCAACACAGGGCGTCAAGGCCGGAACACTCTCGCCTGCCCAAGCAGCGACTGTACGGCGTAAAGCGAACGCCAAGCTCGGCAATCCCGGCGTCACGCAGGATCTGAATGCGCCTGGCAATCGCAGCCCGCTGACGCCGAATCAGGAAGACATAAATAATTACAAGAGCAGACCCGTAACGACAAGGAGTAAGTGGATGAACAACAGTCAGGGGAAGGGCACGGCCGCGGACAGCGGCGCTGGCAGCAACTTCAAATCACAGCCGAAGTTCGGCGGCACGCAGGTGCCCGTCGCACCGAAGAAGGGGCAGGCCAAAGTGTCCGGCGGCACTGAGCAGACCGGCAAGAACTTCAAGGGGCAGGCGAAGTTCGGCGGCACCGCATCGGGCAATGGCGGCACGCGCTATGCGAACGGCTCAGGATCGCACGACAATATGCGCACGGTCATTCGCGATCACTAAACTCTGCTGCGCTGCATCACGGTTCGCAGAATGGCGTTCAGGCGTGACTGGTACGGACCCTTTTGCGATCTGAGCCAGTCCACGATGTCAGCATCGAGGCGAATGGTTAGTTGCTGCTTGGGGCGCTGCATGCGCGCCAGTTCTTCCTCGGTGAGTCTCGGAATGTCAGAGAAGTCAATGTCCTCGTCGCGGATCGCCTTGATGCGGGCGCTGTCCTTCTTGAACTTCGGCGATCTAATGTACCGCTGCATATCTTCTACGCTCCTGCTTATGAGCTTTTCGGGCTGAGATGATGCGGCAGACTGTTTCTTCGTTTTCATATGTCCTCCAGGTAAATGCAATGATCAGAATGTTCCCGTCTGCAGCGGTGCCGATTGATACAAATCGCTCTTCACCTGCGGCCAAACGGGAAAACGCCTCGATGCGGTCCGGGTCCGCGAAAACAGTGCGCGCCATATCAAAATCCACGCCATGCTTGCGAAGATTGGCAGCTGCTTTCTTCGGGTCCCACTCAAACAACATCGTAACTACAGTATAGCACTACACACCGTAACTACACACATGGAACGTCGTGAAGCGATCTTGCGGTCGCAATCCGGCCGCAAGCTGGAAGCGGGCGCAGCACTGCGACCCTCTCTGCCCACATCGTCCGAGCCGGTAGAGGGGAACGTTGCGCCCGCTCCACAAGAGCAGCAGAGTGATGCGGTGAGCGCCGCGCACCGCGAAATGGTACGGGAACTGGGAGAGGCTTGATGCCACTGAAGCGAGGATCCAGTCAGGCGACGGTATCTGAAAACATTTCAGAACTGCGCCACTCCGGCTATCCGCAGAAGCAAGCCGTGGCGATTTCGCTGAATCAAGCGCGGCGTTCGCGCCTGCCCGCGAAGAAGAAGCCGCACCCGGCCGTCGCGGTGATTCGCAATCATGGCCGCGACAACGATTAATCCATGCCCGAACCGGTCGAAATAGAAACGCTCGACGTCTGCGAGCAGGCCCGCAAATGCTGGCGGGAAGCGCTCGAGCGGGAATCGGACATCCGCGAAGCGTTCGTGCGCCGCATGAAGTACCGCGCCGGTGACCAGTGGGACCCGGGCGACGTCAGTGCACGCGGCAAGGACCGGCCAGCGATTGTAGTCAACCTGCTCGAGCAGCCCGTTCAGCAGGTCATCAACCAGAACCTGCTGAACCGTCCCGGCGGCCAGGTCTCCCCGGCCGACGATGCGGCGAATGCGGATGTCGCGGAATATCTCGAAGGGCGCATCCGGCACACCGAATACGCGAGCGATTGCCAGGTGGCGTATGCCACCGCTATCGGCTATGTGGCCGCGGGCGGCTACGGGCTGATCGGGCTCACGGTGGATTACGTCTCCGCCGATTCGCTTGAGCAGGAAGTGAGGATACGCACGATTGAAGACCCGGCCTGCTGGGCGCTCGATCGGACAAACAAAGAACCGGACGGGCGCGATCGCCGTTGGGCAGTGGGGCGGCAGAAGTTCTCCGTCGAAGAGTTCCGGCGCCGCTGGCCCGATGCTTCAGTCGTCGATGCCTCGTTCTATGGTCTCGATAAGACCTATGCGGACTGGGGCAACGGCACCGATGTCTGGGTCGGAGAATACTGGCGGCTCGATTACCGCACGCGCAAGCTGCAGCGCTTCTCGGACGGCTCGAGTGGCTTCCTGGATGATAAGCAGTTTCTGAAACGCCTGCCGCCGGGTGTGACGGCCCTTCCGGGGGAAGGCAACACGCGCGAAGTCGAGTATCCCGAAGTCACGCAGTATTTGATCAGCGGTGCTGAGGTGCTCGATGAGACGCCGTGGACGGGCACGCGGATTCCGTTGTATGAAGTGATCGCGACCGAATTTTATGCGGACGGCAAACGCATCGTCAAATCGCTGATCTCGGATGCACTGCCATCGCAGCAGACGTACAACTGCTCGGAATCGCTCAAATTGGAAGCGGTGGTGCTCGCGCCCAAGCCGAAGTGGCTCGCGTCCACGGAACAGCTCGCCGGACATGAAGACCGCTGGAAGGCTGCGAATACGTCGGAAGACGGCGTGCTCTTCTACAACGGCACACAGGACAGCCGCGGCAATCCGGTACCGCCGCCGGACTGGAAAGTCTTCGTGCCGCCGGTGCAAGAGTTCACCCTCGTCTCCAATCAGGCGAAAGAAGACATCAAGGCCTGCACCGGGTTTTTCGATCCAGCGCTCGGCGCAATGGATCCGCAGCGGCAATCGGGCAAGGCCATTCTGGCCTTACAGCAGCAGACCGGACAAGGCACCGCGCACTTTGCCGAGAACCTGGCGCGTGCGCTCAAGGCGCTCTATCAGGACGTGATCGATGTCGATCTGAAGCTGAACCGCAACAGCGGGCCGACGCAGAAGCGTGTGACCGGGCCGAACGGAGAGCATCAACTCGTAAAGATCAACGATCCGGGCGCCGTGAAACAGCTCTTACTCGACAAGGGCCGCTATGAAGTCGTGGTGAGTGTCGGACCGAGCTGGCGAAATCAGCGGGAAGCGACCACCGCCTTCGTGTCGAGTACGGCGCAGAATGATCCGCAAGGATGGGCGCTGATCCGCGATATCGGGGCACGGCTGATGGAGCCGCAGTTGGGGCATTTCGCGGATGAGATTGCCACGCGCTGGACGCCTCCGCAGTTTGCGCAGCAGGACCCGAATGCGCCGCCACTGCCGCCGGGCGTGCAGCAGCAGATGGCGCTGGTGCCGCAATTGACGCAGCGCGTCAATGAACTGCACCAGGTGATTCAGCAGAAGCAGGTCGAAGAGCAGGGCCGCTATCAAAGAGAAATGGCCCAGGAGCAAATGAAGTTTCAAACGGAGCAATTGAAAAGTTCTACTCAATTGCAGGTGGCCGAATTGCAAGCTAAAAATGATACTTATTTAGCCCAAATCAACGCGCGCGTTCAGGTGCTGGAAGCGATGGCGGATCGCGGCCATGAGCTACAGAAGCAGGCACACAAGCAAGCCCATGAAACAGGATTAGCGGCCATGCAGCACGCACATGCGATGCATCAGGCCGATGCGCAGCATGAAAACGAAATCGACATGGCCCAAGCCCAGCCGGCGCCCACCAACGGCAGTGAAGCCGGCGCCGAAGCCCAAGCCTGAGCCGCCGCAAGAGCGCACCGTACTCACGGCACGCATCGGGGAACTGCTGGACGAGAATCAGCGGTTGATACAGGATCTGGCAACGGCTCGCGCCGAAGCTAACGCGCTGGCGCGCGCACTGAACGCATTGGAACGAAACGAATCGAAAAAGGAGATACGAATGGCAACCTTACCTGTGAACTTAGGCGACATCGTGCAGTACCAGCCGCCGGACCCGAACGCTGCGCCGGTCGCGGCGCTGGTGATGACGGTGCATGCAGACGGCAAAGCGGATCTGAAAACCTTCACCGGCTACTGTCTCGGCATGCAGGACGTGCAAAATGCCGAGTTTTCCGACGACGTCGAACTGGGCAAAGTCTCGAAACTCGGGGCGAAGCCCAAAGTGCCCAAGGACGCTCCGGCGCCGCGGCCAAAGATCGAACCGAAGAGCGAAGCGAAGTGAGCACGATTCATCTGATCCTGCTGGTCTTCGCCTTCGTGCTCTTCGTGCTGGCGGGGTTGCGCGTCTCTCATTTGCGCGTTGACCTCGGCTGGCTCGGCCTGGCGTTTCTCACGCTGGCGCTGTGGCTGCACTGAACCATTCTCTGTTTTTGAAAAGGAGTTCTAATGAATAAGTTTCTCGCCTGGATCATTCCGCTTTCCCAGGAAGCACATCCGGAGCATCCGATCGTGTTACCGCCCGATCAGCCGCCGACCATCTGGCCGTCACCGGGCGTTCCCACGCATCCGATTTATTACCCGCCGACGCCTACCCATCCGATTTATTACCCAACGGTGCCCACGCATCCTATCGTGATCCCGCCGGAACCGCCCAGTGGTGGTACAGGGCCGGTCTATCCATCGCATCCGATTTACTGGCCGCCGGTTCCGACACATCCCATCTACTGGCCAACGGTTCCCACGCATCCCATCGTGCTTCCCCCGCAACCCCCTTCGGGTGGCGGCAGTGGTGGTGGCGAAGGCGGCACCGTCGAGAATCCAATCAATCGCCCGCCCAGTGATGATCCGCGCTGGTTACAGGTGTACGTTCCCGGCCTTGGTTGGGTCTGGGCGCTAGTCCCTCCAGAGGGCCATAAGCCGCAAGTTAATCCTCTCGCCGAGGAGAAACCGGCTGAGGAATGAAGCGCTGCTGACGCTGGCGCTGTGGCTGCATTAGATGCCTGACTGGAACGCGGTTGCTTGCGCCGCTTATGAGGCGTATGCCTATATCGCGCGGGCTGAGGCGCAACTGTTGCCGGTGCCCGAATGGGAAGACCTGCCGCCGCGCTTACAGGATGCCTATCGCGAAGCGGTAAAGGTGGCCTGCGAACTGTGCGGCAGCACTGTAACTCGAAAGGAAGAACAAAATGCCTAGACTCGTATTTCTTGGCGATGCGGTATCGTTCTTAGGACCCAACGGCGGCGGTCCCTTTGCGGCCTTCGTGATGGGCACGTACCCGGACGGCTCGGCGGACCTGCATGTGCTCAATGGCTACGTGCAGGGCACGACCGACATCCAGAAAGCACCGCAGTCGGATGACGGTACGCCGGGCACCTTCTGGTACACCAGAGGCGCGAAAGGTGCGGGACTCCTGGCGCAGCCGCTCAACGATTCGACGGACACCACGGTCGCGCTCGAGAATGGCTCGGACGTGGCAGCGGTGGGCGACAATCTGCTGATCGATCAGGAGTACATGACGGTCACGGCCATCATCAACGCCAATAACCTGACCGTCGCTCGCGCGCAGGGCGGCTCGGCGATCGCGGTACACAACCCGCCCGCGGTGGTCAAGATCGGCGTATCGTTCCCGTAAGTTTTTATGGCAGACGAAACAACACCACCACAACCACCGGCCGAGATCACCAACTTTGCCCAGTTCGAAGCCGCGGGTGGCAAATACAATGCACCGGCGGAACCGGCCAAACCCGCTGCGCCCGCAGAACCGGTAGAAGCGGTCGAAGCGAATCCGGAAGCGGAAACGGCCGAGCAGCCGGAAGCAGATAAGACCGAAAAGAAGCCGCCTAAACCTAAGCCGTCGCTCTCGGAAGAGCACGCCAAACTGCTCAAGGAAGTCACCGAATTACGCCGGCAGCGCCGCGAACTGCAGGCCCCGGCGGGACGGCCAACGAGCGACCAGCCGCTAGAGACGCAGCCCCCACAGGGTGCGGCCCAGCCGGACGACAAGCCGGTGCGGCCGAAGCTCTCGACATTTCAAGGAACACTCGAGGAGTACGAAGCGGAGGTTGAAAAGTACGAGGAGAAGCAGCGCGCTTACATCGAGCGGCAATGGGAACGCAAGCAATCGGAGCAGCAGGCTAAGGCGACGCAGCAGAAGGTCACCGAGGTCTACGGGCAGAAGCTCGCCGAGCATCTGAAGGAACACCCGGAGTACGACGCCGAGATTGCGCAGACGCCAATGTCGCCGCTGATGGTCGACATCGTGCTGCACGAAGGCCCGGCGCTCGGGCAGGCCCTGATCGAGGACAAGGACGAGGCGCGCAGGATTCAAGTGCTGCCGCGCGATATCCAGATCTTTGAAATGGGCAAGCTCGCCGCGCATCTTCGCTCGAATGGCGCCCTCCCGGAAGCTTCACTCCAAACGCCGCAACCCGTGAAAGTGCCCGCACGCCTGAATGCGACGGGCTCGAGTGTATCGGCGGCCGCCAAGCCCGACCACGGTGCCAAAAGTTTCGCGCAGTGGGAAGAAGTAGAGCGTCGTTTGGCGAAGCGCAAGTAACGAATTTCGGCCCGTTCTGAGCCGTAATCAGAGCACCTCAGTTTTCCACAGGACACTGTAAAAATCCTTGGTTCCGAAACAAATGCAGACCCGGAGACTGCCAGCGTGACGACTTCAACCAAAGGATTAAGAAATGCCCAATACCTTCGTAAACACGCAGGTGGTGCTCTGGAAGACACTTGCACGATGGAAGAATAATTTAAAATTCGCGCGCAACGTCGATCACTCCTACAGTGACGAGTTCGGCGCAATTGTCGGCTCCCACAACAAAGCCGGTCAAACCGTTCAGATTCCCAAACCGCAACGATTCACGGTCAGCGCCAGCCAGGCCGCGGTGTTTCAGGGGATTACCAATCTGGTCACACCCTTGACGATGTCGATTCAGGCGAACGTAGCGTATCAGCTTTCTTCCGCCGAACGGTTCTTAAATGCGGATCACATGTACGAGAAATACGGCAAACCGGCCGCCGACGCCTTAAGCAACTACGTCGATTACCAGGCGTTCTCCTTCGCGGTGAACACCTGCCCGAACTCTGTGGGCACGCCCGGTACGCCACCCACCGACAACGGCATCTATATCGATGCCGGAGTGATGCTCGACAACTTCGACTGTCCGATGAACACGCAGGACCGCATGGTCATCGTCTCACCGGCGATGATGGCGAACGCGGTCAAGAAAGACCAAGCGCTCTTTCACGCGGGCCAGGAAATCGAGCAGCAATATCGAACCGGAAGCATTGGCGAGGCGCACGGTCTGCAGTGGTTTAAATCGCAGAATACGCCGACCACGACCGCTCCGACCTACGCCGGAGCACCGGTCGTGTCGGGCGGGAGCCAGACCGGTTCAACTCTCGTCACCAGCGGCTGGACCTCCGGGTCCTTGCCTGCGGGCACACGCTTCACGATTGGCTCGGGAGCGACCGCGGTCAATACCGTCAACGCGCAGTCCCGCCAGTCGATCGGCGCTTTGCAGTCGTTCGTCGTGACCACGACCACGGCGCTCACTTCCGGTAACATCTCGATCCCGGTCTATCCGGCCATGACGAGCACCGGGCAATATCAAAACATCAGCCAGGCGCCGCCAGCCGGGGCAGTACTCAACGTCTGGGTGGCCTCCGGCGGAACGGCACCGATCACGACGGGGCTTGCGTTTCATGAGAAAGCGTACGCCGTGGTCTACGGAAAGCTCGATGTGCCCGACAAAGGCGTGATCGAGGCCTTCGGCGACACCGATCCGGAGACGGGCGCGTACATGCGCTACATGCAGTATCTGGACGGCGACAACGATCAGTGGAAGGTCCGCTGGGACATTCTATTTGGGTACGGAGCCCTCTATCCAGAATGGGCCTGCGTGGTGAGTTCTTAGTACAAGTTTCAACGGCGGGAGAGGCGGTCCAGTTCCTTAACCTCCAGAACGAGCGATATGACCCTATCTCGTTTGCCCCTCCCGCCCTTTTTTGAAAAGGAGACCTTTCTATGCCGGACAACGTGCGAGCGCTGGGCTCGACCCGTGATGCGATCCGCGAATTCTTCGCAGCGGAGCGCCGCAACTCCGAGAAGATCGAAAAATATAACCGCGGCCTGACGGAAGACGAGGAGCTGCCGCCCTACGTCCATCAGGAGTATCCGAAGGCCATGTATCCGCTGGGATACCCGCAGGAAGAGCCCGTCGTCGCCAACGACCTGCGCGAAGAGCAGCAGCGGATGGCAGCAGGCTATTATCCGTCGCTCGGCGCACAGCAAGAGGCGCGCGAGGCATTCGAAGCGCAGTTGGCGCAACCGGACGAAATGGATGAGGAAGAGAGCATGAGTGTGCCCTCGAGGGGTGAGGGCGGACGGTTCCGCAAGAAGACGGCCTAAGAGAGCGGAGTACATGAGCGGATCTACTTATCTTGATCTGTTGACCCAAGCTGCCGGAGAACTGAACCTGAACGCGCTCGGCGACGACCTGAGCGCCAGTCCGGATCTGGCACAGCGGCTGCTCGACCGGCTGACCTGGATGGTCGATAGCTGGAATCTGAAGCCGACGGTGGTGCCGTGGTATCAGCAGCAGGTCTTCAATCTGGTGGCAGGGCAGCAGTCGTATTTGATCGGACCGAATGCGCCCGATTGGAATGCGCCCCGGCCGATTCGATTGCATCCGCAGGCGAGTAATTTACTGCTCACCAACCCACCGTACGGGCAGGGCAATAATCCAGTGCGCTTGTATCTCGCGGTATTGACGGTCGAGCAGTGGGCGTATATCTCCACACCGCTCTTGCAGAGCGCCTTTCCACAGGCGCTGTATCTCGATCGCTCGGTGGTCACGGGAAGCAACCTGGGACAACCTTACACGGCGTCGCGCATCTGGGTGTGGTACACGCCGAACGTGGTCAACCAGATCGAATTGTTTTACTGGCAGGCTTTGACTGTAGGAAATCTCAACGATCCGGTGAATGCAGCTCCCGGCTACTTTCGTGCGATGTTCTTAAACCTGGCCGTTGAGATCGCGCCCGGCTTCGGCATCACGCCCAATGCGATCACGCTACGGAATGCCGCGGATTCCCTCGGCGACATCAAGGAACTGAACGCGCCGGATATGCGCATGAGAGTTGACCCGGGAATGCCGAATACGCCCGGAGCACATTACCTCACGAAGGCGCAGTTTTTGAGCGGAGAGTTTTAGTGGCGCTCATGGACTTACCCGGCGCCATCGGCGCCACGTACACGGGAATTTCTGCCGCGGTTTCCGGCGAACGCTGCGTCAACCTGGTCCCGGAGCGCGTGGAAGGGAACGGCAAATCCACCTACTACTACACCTATGCGCCGGGGTTAAGCAGCCCGGTGGCGGTCATCGGTGGCACGCCGGTCTCGATTGCCGATAACTCGGTTCTCGTGGGCGTGGGCGTTGCCTGCAACGGCACCGTGCTCGATCCGCAAGGCTTCTATGGCGTTGCCTGCAACGGCACGCTGGTGGCGGGCCCCGGAACCAGTAGCGGCGTGATGGCCGCCGTATACATCAACGGCAGACGCTTCTTCATCGTGGCGGACGAACTGTACGAACTCACCGGTTCTGCTCCGCCGTTCACCGCAGTAGCGCTCGGCCCGACCGGGCCCGTGATTGGTCCCTATGTGCGCTACTCGCTCGGCGTCAACATCCGGGGCAATCAGCTGTGTATCGCTTCGAACAACGTCACCAGCGTTTTTGATCTGACGACGAATACGTTCCATGCGACGGTCTCGACGCCCGAACCGCTCATCCAGGTGGACGAACTCGACGGCTACTTTATTGGCTTGGCATCCAGTGGCAACTTCTACATCTCCGCGTATCAGGATGGCACCAGTTGGGGTGCGCTTGATTTTGCCTTCGAGCAGACGCCCGATCTCACGATGGCGCTCAAAGTGGTGAACCGCCGCGTGATGATGTTTGGATCGAACCACATTGAAAGCTATGTCGATTCCGGCGATCCGTTGTTCCCGCTGACGCGCGACCAGTCGGTCTACGTCGAGTGTGGCGCTTACCGGAATTCGCTGTTGATTTCCGATAACATGATTTTCGGTATTGCCGTCAATTCACTCGGTTCTGCCTGGGCCTTCCGCTTGAATGGTGTCACGCCGGAGCGTATCTCCACGCACGCGGTCGAGACAAGCTGGCAGTCGTATGCGACGGTACGCGACGCATCGGCACGCTCGTATCAAGAGAACGGGCACACGTTTATCTGCTGGAACTTTCCTGCCGCGAATAAGACCTGGGTCTATGACGTCGCCACCGGCATGTGGACGGAACGCGGTGTCTGGAACGGCACGAGTTGGGACCGTGATTGGGCCGAAGTGCATATCTATGACGCAGCGCTGCAATTGCATTTAGTCGGCGATTACCGCAACTCGAGCATCTACCAGCAGGGGCAGCAGTATTATGATTTCAACGGGACGCCCATCTACTGGTCCCGACGTTTCCCGCACGTCAACACGGACCAGTCAGGCGTCATTTACGACCTGGTCCGGCTGATCTGCCAGACGGGCGTCTCGGGATCACTACCGGCCGCCACGCCTGCCACCATCACACTCGCCAAATCGGAGGATGGCGGATATACCTGGACAACACCGCTGCGGCCGCTATCGATGGGCGCCGCGGGTGCCTACAACAAGCGGCTCGATTGGCGGGCGCTCGGGTATGCGACCGATCGAGTCTTCGAACTCTCGGGCCACGATCCGATCCCGCTGGCGCTGATTGCGCTCAAAGGCGAAGTGCGCCCCTGCTCCAGCTAAATGCATTTCTGGTCCTATCAAACGGTCTATCCGTGGTCGCGCACGGATGGCACACTCACCGATCAGTCGCGCCTCTGGCTCAATGCCTTGTACAACACGGTATCGACCGCCGGTCATGGGCCCGTGCAGTTGGGCGGCGATATCGGCGGAACCTCCACCACGCCGCTGGTGATCGGGCTACAGGGAAACCCTATCTCCACGGCGGTGCCGACCAATGGTCAGGTGCTGACCTGGGTCGCGACGGATGGCAAGTGGGAGCCGAAGGCCCCCGCCGCGTCTTCGGCGGTGGTGGTTCGCGAGAACCCCAGCGGCACGATGGACGGAACGAACAAAGCCTTTACGTTGAGCTTTGCGCCGAACCCTGCGGCCTCGCTCACGCTCTATCTAAACGGAGTCGAGCAGGTTTCGGCGTTCGATTTTACGATTGCAGGTGCGGCCATTAACTATGCGGTCGCGCCGAAAGCAACGGACCTGATGGTAGCGCAATATACGCACTGATATGCCAGCGCATAGCTACTGGCGATTGCTGATTTACGGGCCGAAAGGTCAGGATGTAGCGATCACCGAGTGGAAATTCTTCGATTCCGGTTCCACCCAGATCGCCACGACGGGCGGCACGCCTTTATCCTCAAGCAACAACGGCGGCGAGGGACCGGCCAACGCCTTCGACGGGAATACGTCCACAATTTGGACGCCGAACCCTGCACCCAACTTCGCGAATCCGCAGTGGTTGCGCTATCAGTTTCCGTCCGCAGTAACGCCCGCGACGTATTCCATTCAAAATAGAAATGCCAGTTCGCCGCTCTGGGCACCGGATAGCTGGAGTCTACAGTCGTCTGATGACGGCACGACCTGGACGACGGTTGGTAATTACAGTGCCGCGTGGACGACGCCGCTACAGACGCAGACCTTTACGGTCGGCGCGTATGGGTTGGGCGACTGGTACCGGCTGCTGATTACCTCTGTCGCTTCCGGCTCAAATCACTGCCGCATCGGACAGATTGTATTCAAAGATGCCTCGGGCACGGCGATCTCGCTGGTCAACGGCTTCTCCAATGCCTCGACCTGCATTGTGGGCGCGGACAACGGATCGGCGGATGCCTTCGACGGATTACCGGCATCGGGTCAGTGGGAATCGAACAATAACCCCACTCCCGGCAGCCCGGAATGGATCGGCTATCGATTCTTTGCGTCTGCGGCAGTGGTCTCGTTCGATCTCTACGCGGGTAACGATTTTCTCTTCAACAATGCGCCGCTGAATTTCAGCTTGCAGAAGTCAACGGACGGCGGCACGACCTGGGTTACTGTGGGCGCGTATACCGCGGCGACCTGGACGCAGGGAGCGAAGCAGACCTTTGGCGTTGCCTCCATCTCCGTTTCGCCTGCTACAGCGGCACAGGGCGCGGCGACCACGTTGACCATCACCGGCACCAGCACACACTTCGTATCGGGCACAACGACGGTGAGTTTCAGCGGCACGGGCATTACGGTGGGCACGATCACGGTGGCCTCCGCGACCAGCCTGACGGCGGCGATTACGATTTCACCCACCGCCGCAACGGGCGCCTATACCATCACCGTAACAACCGGCAGTGAAGCGCCCACGACTGGTTTTACGCTGACCGCCGGCGTATTTCAGCGCGGCAATATCGATTACGACCAGGTCCGCACGGCGGCCCGGCAGGGAGCCGGCAGCAAGTTCCAGATGTTCGCCGGCGGCACGATTACGGCGGGGCACGCTGCGGTCTATGATGTGAACGGGAATGTCACGGACGGGGGCGCCGCCGCTGGCACCGTCACCAGCATCGCGCTGACCATGCCGACCGAGTTCGCCGTCGCGGGCTCGCCCGTCACCAGCAACGGCACCTTCGCCATCACGAAGAACAACGAGGCGGCGAATACCTTCTGGGGCGCGCCCAACGGAGCAGCGGGAGTTCCCGTGTTCCGTCCCCTCGTCATGGCGGACCTGCCGTCCGCAGTCGGAACCGGAACTGTCACCAGCGTGGGCTTGTCGCTGCCGGCAGAGTTCACGGTCACCGGTTCACCGGTTACCACCAGCGGCACGCTCACCGTGACGAAAGCAAACGAGACCGCAAACACGGTCTGGGCTGGGCCGTCTTCGGGCGGATCCGCGGCACCGGCGTTCCGGGCGCTGGCTGCGGCCGATCTCCCGGCAGCCTCCAGCATCTCCGTCAACGGGACGCTGGTTGCCAACGTAGTAAACGCACCGCTCCTGGTCAACGGGATCGCGATTCCCTAGAGAGAAAAATACGAGTTCAGGAAACTTCAGCGACACGACGCCTGCCGCGCCTGCCGGCGTGGTCAACATCAAGTTCCAGAGTGACGCTTCCGGCAATATTTCGGCCTATGATCCAGTGGGAAGCTGGCAGACCTGGACGCCGACCCTAACCCCGCAGGGCGGCATGACCGTCACCAGTGTCACCCTCACTATCGGCGAATACCTCCGCGCCGGCCCGATTGTTTATTTTCGCTTCCAGGTCAATGCCACCGCCGGCGGCACTTTGTCCAATCTGATCTACGTCTCGCTTCCTCCAGTTGCTTACAGCACCAGCGGCAGCATGATCGGAGCGCTCAACTGGCAGCAGGCGCAACCGACCGCCGGCATGCTCGCGATAACCACTACCGAGTTCCGCTGCTATGGCCCCAGCGCGTTCGTTGCCGGCACCTTTATCCTGAGCGGCTGCGGGTTCTACCGTTGCGCCTGATCCCGCTTCACTCCGTCAGGATGCCGGACAGGATGGAAGAGGTCACATGCACCTCGCCGGCGCGGAGTTCAGGGACAGCCTGGCGGAACTCGTTTTCCGTGTGCCAGGCGGTGCGACTGTGCGGGTCGAGAATCCAGCAGTAGGGCACACCCCAGGGAGCCCAGAAATGCTGGTATCGGGCAACTGCCTCGGGGAAGGTTTTCGGGAGAGAATGACTATACCCGACGACCCGGCCTGGGGTGAGCATTTCGACTACCAGGTATACGGGGAATTCCGGCCCGGAGCGCATCCCGAACACCTTGCTCGCCAGCTGGACCGCGAAGTCGGCCTTTCTCACCTGCGAGGGTGACAGTTTAAAATTGAATTCTGGGACTGCGACCAGGTGCGGATAGTCCTTGCTGAACACCAGCAGGAGGCGCTCGAGGACGAGGGCCTGCAGCCAGTCCGGCGTAGCCAGCGCAACGATCTGGCCGTCATCGTATTCGTAGCGTCCTTCATGGGAATCGGCATACTCTTCCCAAAAATCATCGATCTCGATCGCACGCTGTATTTTCATGGCAGGGAGGCTATTTGTGATGCTCCAGTTCATGCACTTTCACAGCCGGACGTCCCTCTCTCGTAGAAATCTGCTCATTTGGCCTATCCTATGCCACTTTTTCGAGGCTCGACGCCACCAAATGCAAGATGGAGGCCACGTGATCGGTCGTCTCTGCCACCTGTAAATCCACTGTGACAAGAAGGCTTTTTTTCATGGCTGCGCTATTGGATGGACGGTCCACCGGCTCTGCTTCACCGTAGTGGTTCTGTGTTCGCATAAGTTGAGTGTATGATCGGCGCGTCCCGAGCCCTGACCTTCGAACGCCCCTCCGACTACAAGCGAGTGCTGCCATGATCCGCGCAGCCATAGCGGCGGATGTTCCGCGGCTGGTCGAAATGGGGCGGCGCTTTCGAAGCGTAACCGGTTACGCAAAGATCCTGGCCGAGAACCCGGAGAAGATGGCCGAACTCGCCGGTCAACTTGTGTCGCAAGGGGGCCTGCTGGTGAGTGAGCGCAGCGGCACGCTCGTCGGCATGCTCGGCTTCATCGTCTACCCGCACTTTATTTCGGGCGAGACAACCGGCGGCGAGGTCTTCTGGTGGGTCGAGCCGGAGCATCGCGGCGAAGGCGTGAAATTACTGCGGGAAGCGGAACGGCTGGCTCGAGCGGCGGGCGCACAGAAGATGCAGATGATTGCCCCAACGGAACGGGTCGCCACGTTCTATCAGCGGCTCGGCTACGAATTTGTCGAAGCATCGTATCAGAGGTCCCTGTGAATATTCCCGCCGTCGTGGTGGAAAACTTCGCAGCGGATGCGCTGGCGGTGCGCGAGGCGGTGATTGCTGGTTCCTTCGATACGAAGCAGGGTCCGGATGGAGCGGATTACACCGGCATCTCGGACTATCCGGTCGAGCACTGGTACGAGCGCATCGGCGAAGTGCTCGGCAAGCCCATAGTCCCGCGGCTCTCCTGCTTCCGGCTCAACCTCCAGGGCGAGCTGCCGCATTCCTGGGTGCATTCCGACGATATCTGCGCGCAGTTCGCAAGCGTGCTGTATCTGAACACGGCGGAGCAGTGCGCGGGCGGGACAGCCTTCTGGAAGCATCGGGCGCTGGGCGTGAGTTATCTGCTGTCGCGCGAAGAGCTGGCGGCGCGCGGCATGGATGCCGACGCCTTCTACCGGCTGATGAACCGCGAATGGAAGGATGCGGACGCCTGGCAACAGACCGGATTCCTGCCGATGCAATGGAACCGCTTCCTGACCTATCCCACCTGCTTTTTTCATTCACGGTATCCGTTTGAGGGCTTCGGTACCGGGCCCCAGGACGGGCGTTTGATCTGGGCCTGTTTTTACGACCTGGCCCCGGAAGGAGATAAGACATGAGTATGGCGACTGGCACGGCCATTGCGCTGGGAGTCGGCGCGGCGGGTTCCATCGGCGGTGCAGCGCTCGGTGCGCACGGCGCGCAGTCAGCGGCCGACACGCAGGCGCAATCGGCCAAGTATGCTGCGGATCTGCAGAACCAACAATTCCAGCAGCAGCAGCAGAATCTGCAGCCGTGGCTCAAAGCGGGCACGGGTGCGCTCTCGCAATTGAGCGCAGGCCTGCAGCCCGGCGGGCAGTTCGCGCAGTCTACCTATCCGCAGTTCCAGCCCTACGGCGCGGCCCAGACGGCACTGAATCCGTCCACCTTTCAGCCGACCGGCATGGCGCAGCAGGCGCTCAATCCGAGTGCGTTCCAGGCCCCCACGGCGGAACAGGCCGCGGCCATGCCCGGCTATCAGTTCGCCTACGATCAGGGGCTGCAGGCGCTGCAGCGTTCGCAGGCGGCGACCGGCATCACGGGCGGAGGAGCCGCCAAAGCCGCCGAGCAATACGGGCAGGGACTCGCATCGACAAACTACCAGCAGGCTTATAACAATGCGCTGCAGGCCTATGGCACGAACCAAGCCGCAGCGCAGCAGGCGTTGGGCGGGCAATCGGGCGTCTACGGCCAGAACCTCGGAGCAGCGCAGAACGCGCTCTCCGGACAATCGGGTGTCTATGGCACCAATTACGACGTGACACGGGGCACACTGAGCGATGCCTACAACCGTCTGGCGGGACTCGCTGGCGTCGGCCAGAACGCCACCTCGCAAGCGAATCAGGCGGGCCAGAACTATGCCACGAATGTCGGCAACCTGCTGACGAGCTCCGGGGCAGCGCAGGCCGCCGGACAGATGGGCGCGGCGAACGCCTGGGCCGGAGGCTTGGGCGGTCTCGGCAATACCGCCATGAACCTGTATGCGCTGAATTCGATTTACGGACAGCCGCAACAGCAGGCGGCGCCGAATCGCGGCCCGTACGCCGGTCCGTTCTTTGGCACGCAGGTGAACGCTCCGTCGCTCACTCCAATGCCGACCGCGCCCACCGTCGGCAGTTCCTACGGCAACTTCGGCGGCATGTACGGTCTGCCGGACTATATCAGGTAACGCTATGCCACTTGACCCGAATATCTCGCTCTCCTATCAGCCGCCACAGATCGAAGATCCGCTCTCTGCTATTGCCAAGGTGCAGGCGCTCCGGAGCCAGCAGGTGCAGGGGCAGATCGGGCAACTGCAATTGCAGTCCGAGCAGATGCAAATGCAGCAGCAGCAGGATGCCATCCAAGCGTTTCGCAGTTCCGGCGGCGATTGGGACAAGGCAATTCAGACGATGTACGGCCAAGGTAATCTACTGGCACCCAGGTATGAGCAGAGTCGGCTAGCCCTGCAGAAAACGATCAATGAGAATCAGGGGCTCATCGACAAGCACAATGCGGATCGAGCCGCGCGGCTCAGTAATATCGCTGCTGGCGTGCTGGCTGTAAAGGACCCGGCGGCACGCGCCATTGCCTACGAGCATGGGCGGGATACCGCTGTGCAGATGTTTCCCGAATTAGACAAGGCGGCACCGCCCCACTACACCCCGGATATGGACCCGCAGTTAGAAGCTTGGGCGAATGCGGGACAGACGCCGCAGGAGCGGGCCACCGTAGCGAGTTCGCAGGCAAAACTGCCAGGCGAGCAAGCCGCGTCCGCAATGGCGGTGGATAAAGCGGCGGTCTACCAACGAGTAAAGGACCTGTTCGCGACGAATCCGACTGCAGGCGACCCGATCATCGACAGCATCCTGCCGCCGTCACTCGATGCGGGCGCCAATGCCACCGCCAAGTCAGAACTGCAAAAGGCAGTCGCCCTCGGTGGTCCCGATGCGATCGACAAGGTTCTGAAGTCGGCGTCCGATCGCGCGTTCGATATTCAGAAGGCTCTGAACCCGGCGGTGCGGCAAGCCAAGGTACAGGACATGATGACCGCGTTTGCGGGCATCACGCCTCTCTCAGTACAGCGAACGGTTGCCCAGGAACAGGCCGTTGCGGGACAAGCTCCGGAGGCCTTCCGTGGAATCACCGATAAGACGGCACGCACGGATGCAATGAACCAGGAGGCCGCGGCGCGGAAGGAATACAACGACAAGAGCGCTGCGGCAGAGGAACTGCAAAAGATTCTCGGCTTGGCTCGATCGGGCAACAAGGCCGCCTCTGCTCCGGCGACGATGGCGGAACTGCGGATGTTCGTCAACCGTGTGAACCGTCAGGAATTTGAAGCGATACAGGGCGCCGGTAGTGCTTGGGATAAAGTGCAGGGCTGGGTGCAAGGGAAGTTGACCGGACAGCCGATTCCTCCCGACGTGCTGAATGCGATGGATGAACTCTCTAAAGCCATTCAGAACACGGTGCGGGACAAATATAACCGGACCAAGAACGGCATAAACCAGCAATACGGCGCCGCGATACCGGATATAGGCGCTTATGGTGCCAGCGGCGGCGGCACGAGCATCGAAGACATAAAAAAGAACTACAACATTAGCTATTAATGGGCAGCCCAGCTTCCACCATCTACGGGACCATCAGCCCGAATACGCCGGTCCCACCGCAATCGGCGACCGAGATTCCCGGTGAGCCGGTACTGCCTCCGGAGTACCAGCAGAAACTGGCCGATATCACCGATCAGCTCATCGCGAAGAATGCGAACCCGGCCCACATTCTGGCCATCACCAAAGATTTCAAGCAGAAGTATGCGGTTCCCACTCCGCTGCCGGGAGAGGCGTTCCTGAATCCCGCGAACCGGCAGAAGTTGACCGGCATTGTAGGGCAATTGCGCCAGCAAGGCGCACCGCCGGATCACATTAACGCCATCATTAAAGACTTCACGGCGAAGTACAAAGAGCCCATCGATACGTTAGCCACGTATGTTCCGCACACGTTCACCAAACTCGCACATAACCTGAACATCCAGAACACACTCGATGCGGTGGGTGACATCGACACCAAGCTGGGACAAGGTGATTATTCAGGCGCCTGGGATTCCGTCAAGGGTTTAGTGCCTGGTATCATTGCGCACCCGATCGACACGATCAATGCGGTTGGCGATAAATTCGCAGGCGGCGATTATTCCGGCGCGACGGCCGATTTCATCACACATGCACTCGTTGCCGAAGGTGCGATCGAGGGCGGCTTCGGTGCGTTCGAGCGCTTGCCGCAAGGTGCCAAACAGGCGATCCGCAACGCTGGCGGCGTTACGGCGGCAGGCGCCAAAGGTGGATTTACGGGAGGAATCGAAGCCTTCGCCGGTCCACGCACACCAGCGGCCGTCCTGAACGCCCTGCGCCAGCGACAAGCCGGTCCTCTGGCAGAGGCGGCGCAAGGGGCAGGACCCGCTCTGGGCCTGCATGCGGGCGCGGTGGCGATGCATCAACTGGGAATGCCGCACCTGGCAGAGGCGATTGAAGCAGGCAATGTACTCTATGGCGGCTATCGTGGGGCGCGTGCGGCGATCCTCGAGGAACTGGCGCGTCAGCGAACGGCGCGCGCACAAGCCGAAGCGCAAGCCGCTACCGAAGCCGCTGGCGGACGTGTGCCACCCACGCCACCGTCCGACGCAAATGCCCCCGGTACTGCCTGGCCAATGCCGTCGGCGGGAACCTATGCGGCCCAAGCGGAACCCATCGCTCCGGACGTGGCGGCCCAGCAAGCTGCGCGCACCGCACGCCAGGAAGTGAACGCCCGGCTGGTCGCAGACCGCAAGGCCAAAGCGGCGGCTACATCACCCGCGGCGGAAGATCCTCTGCTGGAGCAGTTGTCTCTGAGTCAGTTGAAGAAGCCTCTGAAGAAAACCACGCCTCAAGAGCGTGCATCGCTGGAATCACTTGCTGCGCGTGTGCGGGCGTCTCAGCCTTCGGCGGCCGCTTCGCTGGCTGCTCCAGGAACACCAGCGGCGGCAGCGCCCTCAGCGCCTCCAGCCACGCCTCCAGGGACCGCTCCGTCACCAGTGGGCGCAGCGTCACCACCAAATCTTCAAACGCCTGCTTTGCCCGCAGAAATAGCACCGTCCGCGCCTGCGCCCGTGTCACCTTCCCAGGCTAGCGTTGCGCAGCCGTCGGTTCCTAGTACTGGAACTACTGCCGCGGGCCTACAGCACTATTATCCGGTCGGAAGCCCGACACACATACCGACGCCGGAGGACTTGGGACTCGGCGTGTATAGCAAAGGAGGATCCGGCAAGGCTGCTTCCGGACGTGTGCTGAAGTACGAAAACCAGAAGGGGTACGCCGCAGCCTTGTGGGCATACAAGAACGGCATCACGGATCCGGGCGTTTTCGATCGCATGACGGAAGCCGAAAAAGTGGACTTCATGAACGGCAGAACGAACCCCGAGACGGGCGAGCTCGAGCCGGGCGCCATACAGCATGCGAAGGAGATGAACAATCCCGCGCCCAAGGGCCCAAAGTACCAAGTCAATACGGACACCGGCACCATCCTGGGCGAAAACACCCTGGAGTTTGCCAAGGCGCACCTGCGCAAGCTGGTCGCAGACGGCGGCCCACGTCCCGCCACGGCGCCGGAAACCGTAGAACGTCTGCGCGGTGCCGCAGGAGAACCGACGGCCGCAGAGACGGTCGAAGGCATGCGGCCAGAACCTCCCTCGCTCTTGCAGCAGGTCGGGGAGGCGCTCAAGGAAGAGACAGGTTCCGTCGGACCCGGCTCGGGTGCTTCGAAAGAGTTGCGCCAGGCGCTGCGCGAAAAGGCCCGAACCACGGTCGAGCGGTTACGGGATTACACGTGGTTACTACCGCCGCCCGAGGGCGAGCGTGTAAGTCCGCTGCGGGCTGGAATGCAGGACTACCCGGAAGCTGGCACCGCAACGAGAGGGAAAGGCTCGGCCGTCATTGATTTTCTGCGCCGCAAGATGGAGCGCGAAGCAGGCGTCGGTGGCCCGCAGAATGAGCGGCGCGTATTCAAGGACGCGAACGGTTCGATCGCGGTCGGGAAAATCACCAATGGCGACTGGTGGAAACGCGCACAGGAGAATCTCTCGCCGGACGAACTGCGGCAAGCACGCGAGTGGTATTCCTCACTCGAGAACTTCTTCCGGCAACACTTCGGCGAAGAGAAGGCTCCGCGCATGGCCCTTGCGTGGCTGCTTGCCAATCAAAACACCTCGCCTTCCGGAGCCATGCTGAATGTGTTACGCGCGATCGATCTCGAGGCTGGCAAGGCACGCATCAAGAGTGCCGGACTGGCCGAAGAGAAGATCCACCAAGCAATTCAGGGTGATCTGGTCAAGAGCGGGTTTGGCCCGAAGCTCTCGGACTTCGTAGATAGCGCTCTCGGGAAGTTTACGCGCACCTGGATGGGAGACGATCCACGCGGCGGCCGTCCGGCGGTGATTGATATCTGGGCAAACCGTGATGTCGGCAAGGTGGACACGCCACTCTATAACTACCTGAAGGACCGTTTTGGTGAGAAAGCCGTCCAGGATTTAAAAGTGGATGGTAAGTCGATTGGCGAAACGCAGTATGAGCATGGCAGCGAATTTTACAACAAGCTCACAGACTACCTGAATAAGCGCACGATCGATGGTGGCAACTGGACGCCAGCGGAAGCACAGGCAGTGGGCTGGGTGGCCATGCAGAAGGCGATGGGCAAAATGCCCGAGTTCCCGGCCGACATCATCACCAAGAATGCGCGCCGCGTTTCGCTTAGTGCGGAACCGGCAGAGGGATCACCGCTTCAGAATGCGGGGCACACCACTATTCCGCCAGAGCACATGCGGTACATCGTGGATCAGGCTGCGCAAAAGTCAGGCGTGAAACTGCTCAGGCAGGAGAACGCTTCCGGTGCCGTACATCACACGGTATTCGGCTCGCCGGAATCGATTCAGGATTTTGCCGACATGGTCGGTCATGGAGCGCAGCAGAGTTCCGTGACGGCTACGCGACCGCTAAAAAGCGGCAAGGCGTTTGCGCTTGACGTGATGCATCAGCCAGGCGAGAGCGCGCTTTCCAACGAGGCCGAAGCGAACGACTTAGTCAGTAAGCTGCGTGCGGCGTTGCCGGAAAACCTCAAGCCGATGGCAGACCAGGTGCAGCCATTTACTGACGGGAATGGCAATGCGGGACTGCGCTTTCTGAAGTCCAGGGGCACTTGGAACGCAGACAATATCCAGACCTTCGCGGATACGCTTGGTTCTGTTGCCGCGGACAAACCGTACGCACTTGACGTCCACCCCGGCAAAATTGATTTAATAGAGTCAGGCCATGACTGGCAGGCGTCACCCGATGGGCAAAGTTACCTTACATCCCTTACGAACCGAGGAAGAGTACAAGAAGCACAGTGGCTACAGCATGAGCTTCGGCCCGCTGTTGAAGCCCGGCTCCAAAGCCAAAGCGCCGGTCAGGCAACCCGTCGCCAAGCAAGTTCAGCAGGGAACAAACCAGAAGCGCCCGCCCAAGCCGTAAGCGAACCTGCCCGCGTCACCGTAGAGCGCCTGCGCAAGGCGGGCAAGAATATCATGAGTGCGGTGAAAGACGAGACTGGCTCCATTGGGCCTGGTTCCGGGGCAAAAGCGGAACTTCTTCAAAGCCTGCGTAGTGAAATACTCCGCTGGTATCAGTCCTACAATAAGGCGTTTTCCGATGACGCGGCCGATGCCATCATGCGGAAGGAGATCCTTCCGCGCTTTCAACAGTTCACTGCAGCGCTCGATGAACTCAAGCAGTCCGGCGTCTCGCCAGAGCGGTTGAGGCAGTATACGCAAGGCATCTTTCCCGATGAGCCACCGAGCGAACCCGAGCCGCGCGGCACCTTTATCATCGAGGGCCAGATGAAACCCGGCGGCAAGTGGCGCGATGTCGGCGAGGGTCCGTGGGAGACGCATTCCGAGGCGCACCGTTACGGCGAAGCGGAAGTCGGCATACCCTGGCGTGTGCGAGAGAAGGGTAAGCCGTTCGCCGCTCCCCGCAAAAAGTAACAAACCCAACTTCCCGTTTTAGAAGGCCTTCTCTATGCCCGTAGTCAATCTCAACAATTCCACGCCAGCCCCGCCGTCCGGCGCAACCGGCATCAAATTTCAGAATGACGGCGCCGCCAATATGTCGGCTTACATTCCGGCAGGCACGTTTACGCCCGTCGGAACCTGGACGACGTGGACCCCTACCATCTCGGCCGACGTCGGCACGTTCACGCTCACCAACCTGTATCTTTCCGTTTACTGTCAGCTCGGTCCCGTGGTGTACTTTCAGTTGCGCTTCCAGGCCTCGACTTCGGCCACGGCCGCATTTTTGTATTTCACGTTGCCGGCTCCGGACGTCACCAACAATGTATTCGCCGCTATCCCCCCGGCCCTTGCCGAGATTGCGCCCGCCGGGATGAGCCAGCTGGCGCTATGCGGCGCGCGCATTCAGAATCCGGGCAAGGTCGTGATACAGCGCGACAATAACGCACCGTGGCCGGTTGGCAGCTATACCTTCGCGGTATCCGGCTTTTACCGTTCTGCCTGATCGCTACTTCTTCTTGGCTGCCTTCTTCGCCTTCACCGCGCCGTGCGCCTCGACGCCCGCGGCCCAGCGGCGAATGATTTCGCAGAAGGTTAACTTTTTACCCTCTAGTTTCCATATGCGGGCCCGCTCGTCGTTCAGTGAGTCCATCACGCCAGCGTCCATAGATACAGCGGCACGGCCAGCCCGATTCTTCATGAATGTGGCATTACGCAATCGGCAACCGGAATCGCGATAATGGCGTATCCATCGGGCCTCAGCCTGATCAGGCGTCTCCGCAACAAATGTATTCTGGATCAACCGCATCTTAATCTCGTTTCCAAAGCGAGACTGGTGTTCGGCCAATCTTTTAACTGGTTGCACCGACTGGCCGACATAAAAAATGCTCCCTTCGGCATTCAGCAGCACGTAAATCGCGCATTCCGGCGAGCTCGTGCCTATTTCGCCCCGCCGTTCTTCTCCATCCAGTCGTCGATCATCTGGTCGAGCACGGCCCTCAGTTTCAAGCCCCGTTCGTCGGCCAATTTCTGAATCGCCTTCCAGCGCCATTGCGACATATTCCGCATCGAAACCGTAACCCGCCGGTCCTCGGGAGGTTTCTTCGTATTCTTCCCGCTCATCATTTGTAGTGTATTGCATCCGTCAATCTCTAGCTAAATTAATTCTAACCGTGGCGTTGACATGTGTCAACCATTTGCTTTACACTAGAGTCATGCAACACCGATCCCCCTGTGAAGCCGGTCTGGACTGCTGCGAAGGCCGCATTGAAGACTGCCCAGAATGCGGCGACCAAGTCTGCGAACTCCATGCGGTGGACGGGTTGTGCCTGGCCTGCCAGGGAGAAGAAGAGGAAGAAATTATGCCAGCGCCCAGCGCTATCAGCAAAAAGCAATATGACCTGTTTGTAGCGGCGATCGCCACGGCGAAAACGCTGCTCGCGACCCGCATCGAGGAGTTGACGGCTAAAAACTGGTCGACGGCCATGTACGAGGGCTGGCTGGCCGAAGCCGAACAGGCGAATCAGGAGATCATCGCGCTCGGAATAAAGATGCCCGCGAGCGAATGGCTTCGCAAGGAGGTGGCGTAATGCAGTGCGAATGTGATTTTGATTGCGTCGGCGATCCGGCGCATTATGTGCGCTCGAATCCTTCCACGCTGTGCCTGGTGCATGACGAGTGCCAAGTGTGCGACGAGCGCAAAGCCGTCCTGATCGTGGACGGCGACAAGTGCTGCCGCGAATGTGCACTGGAAGAAATAACGGTCTGCCCGAACTGCGGCTGGGAGGTCTGCTTCGAGCGGCACTACGCCATCACGCAGGACCGGCAGTGCGGCTCGTGGGAGGACGAATGGCTGGTCTGCAACCACTGCCACAAGCGCACCGACGAAGAGGAAGTAAGGAGCATCAACGAGGCCCGCCGCAAAGAGATCGCCGAGCGCCTCGCACGGTTGGAAGAGACGCACTATGCCTGCCGCTAACGCTGCCTGGCAGGTCTTCAGCGGCCCGAAAGACCCGGATCGCTACACGGCTGCGCTGCTGCGGCTGTCCACGATCCACGTGGACCTGCTGAAGATCCGCGAAGAGCTGAAGCGCGACGGCTACGCCGCCAAAGCCCGTGTATCGATCGTGCAGGCGGCGAACAAGGTGGAGCTGGCGGCCATTGAATTACAGGAAAGAAGAGAAGGAAAATGAGTACAGCATTGACGATGCCTGAGCAGCGCGTGAGTTTTACCCGCGACCAGGTGCAACTCTTGAAGGACACCGTGGCGAAGGGTGCCAGTGACGACGAACTGCGCCTGTTTCTGGAGGTGTGCAAGTCGAAGCGGCTGGACCCGTTCGGCAAGCAGATCCACGCGGTGAAGCGCTGGGACAGCGGGTTGCGCCGCGAGGTGATGTCGTTTCAGGTCGGGATCGACGGCTTCCGGGCTTTGGCCGAACGCAGCGGTCGCTACGCTGGCCAGGATGCGCCCGTCTGGTGTGGCTTGGATGGCGAGTGGAAAGACGTCTGGCTGGCGCAGCAGCCGCCGGTTGCCGCGAAGATGAGCGTGTACAAGCAGGGCTTTGCCAAGCCGGTCACACGCATCGCGCTCTACCGCGAGTATGTCCAGACCACCAAGGACGGCGGTGCGAACAGCATGTGGACGAAAATGCCCTCCAATCAATTGGCGAAATGTGCCGAGGCACTCGCGCTCCGGGCAGCCTTCCCCGAGGAATTGTCGGGGCTCTACACGGCGGATGAGATGGGGCAGGCAGAGAACGAAAGCAAGCGTGTCAAACAGCCGCTGCCGATCCGCAGCAGGTCTCACTCTGAGGCGCCGCCCGCTCCGGTCGCGGTGCCGGATGTGATCGACGTCACGCCGATCGCCGAGCCGCCGCAGCCGCCGGAAGAGGCGGGTGAGTTCCGCGTGCCGGCCGAGGGAGAACTGCGCAACGGCCTGCGCGAAGGCCTCGAGACGATCCCCAAGATCACGGACGCCTGGCGCCTCTTGCAAGTCGAGTACGATCGCGCCGGTTGCCGCGACGTGATCGAGCGGATTCAACAACGGTTTGAACGGGATGCCCAGGGCAACCGCACGCCGCTGAGTCTGCGCACGGCGGTCGTGGTTGCGCGCCGCTGGCGGGATGACAACATGCATCTGTGGCTGCGCCAGCCGGGGGAGGAAGGGTGATGGCGATCACCGAACAGCTGGCCATCGCCCCGGCGCCCGCGCCGCCAGCGGATGAACCGGGCGAGCTCGCAACCACGCTGCACGAGATGCTCTCGCTGCTGGCGCAGTGCGAGGAGCCGGAAGATTCCGAAGAAGCCGCGGCGCTGGATGAAGACGTGAAACAAAACGTCGTGCAGGCGGTCACGCAGAAGTTGCGCCGCTACCAGGCGTTCTTTTCGTTCTGTAAAGCGCAGACCGAGGAATGCAAGGCAGAGATTGAGCGCCTGCAGGCCCGGAAGAAAGCGATCGAGAGCGGCCGGGACCGGCTGCGTAAGTATTTGGCGCGCGCCATGAACGGCCACCGCATCAAGCGCCTGGACGCCGGGACCGTGGTCTTCACGTTAATGCCCGGCGCGTGCTCGTTACTGATCACCGATGCCGAGCAGGTGCCGTACGCGTTCAAACAAGAAGAGATCGTGGTGAAGATCGATGACGCTGCTGTCAAGCGCGCGCTACAGGCCCAGGAAAAGGTGCCGGGCGCGACCTTGACGGTCGGCGAGCCGTTCGTGACGGTGCGATAGGCTAATCGAGAAATGCCCCTAGCGCAGAATAAAGCCGCAGCCGCGCCATACGCGACGATAGTGGCAGACTATCTCGAATCTGCGATCCAGGAAATGCGAAAGCGTTGCTGGCAGCTAAACGAAGACGGTAAGCCGTTCGAAGACCCGGACGGGTGCGTTCCAATTTGGTGGCTTCGAAAAGAGATTGATCGGCTCAGGCTGATGGACCCGCAATTGCCCTCCCGCAAAACTACTTCCAAGGAAATTTGAGAAATGCCCCTGTATGAGCAAAACCAGCGGCTTCGCTTCGCGCTGCGAGATCTGGTCATGAAACTTCGCCTGATCCATGAGAACCCTGTCTATCGACTGGTCTGGGAGAACGCAATGATACACGGCATCAACTACAAAGGTCAGCCGACCTATGAAAACGAACTACATGCTGCGGAACAACTGCTAGATCTGGACCCACAATTGCCTTCCAGCAAAACTACCAACGAGTAAACCGCACAAAAGAAAGCGACTTCCGATAACGAGGAATACTGTTAAAAAGAATGCCCGCAGCGCTTTTTCCCGCTACACTATTTGCACTACACATAGACACAACGGGCGGTTCGTAGTCTGCGCTGACAAAAGAGTGAACGGTGCAGTCACGGGCCGCTCCGGGTTTACTCTTCGTACTCGCTGAGAATCAGATCCAACACCTTCAGATAGCCGGATTCGGCTTCTTTATCGCGAAGAAAGCGCATCAGTCGCTCACAGTAGCGGGTCTCTTTCGGGTTCCTGGGAAGCATGGCATTGTTCGTCTTGGGATCCTTCAGGTAGCGGTCGACCGCCATGTCCAGCACTTCTTCAATCGGTTCGACCAGGTCCAGGGCGCGCTGCCTGATTCTATGCCCACGTGCCAACGACGTGCGATAGGTGAACCGATCCTCCTTGCCCAATTTGTTGTTGCGAGATTTGGACATTTTCAGCGTATGCAGACTAGCATTTACGGGTTTACGCTTAGATTTCATATGGTTATGCGTAACACTTTCGCGGCAGTACCGACCTGCCGCCAGCGTTTTATGGGGATACGGGCTAGCTTTTTTGTTTAGCTCGTAAATTTTCAATAAAAATTCGTTGACAGTAAGGCCGCATGGAGGGACACTCGAATTCGTTCGGCTTTTGAGGTTTTAGTCGTACCCGTACTCGAAACCGTTTCGCTGGTGATTCCCCCGCCGCCAGCCGCGTGAATTTCCATGTCAGAGGTGATATATGCCCGACGTGTGCCCGCAGTCCGTTGCTCCCGCGGAAACGCCGTATCGGCGCTGCGAGATGGATCCAAAAAGTTTCCTGGCCCTGCTCGATGACGTACGCCTGATACAGGCGATGCATGAGACCGCCTGCAGCGCGCTACGGCTCACCGTGGACGGACTCGATGATCTGCCGCGCGCGAAACTTCCCCGGATGGCGCCGCATCTCGACGCGCTCAGCAACTCGCTCTCGCGTCTGGGAACGGCTGCGCAATCCCTGGCGGCGCGGATTCAGGCGGCCGGCAGAGCGAATTTCGAAGAGAAAGCGACGAGCGAGCCACGAGACCAAACCATTTGAAAACTCAGCCTCCCCAACCATAAGTCAACATGCGAATCGCGCGAACCATATGAACTGCACAAATTACATATTTATATATAACTGGCCGGCCAGACGCTTTCGCTGTTCTAGTTAGTCTGAGTAAGTCTGCATTGGTCACAAATTGCCTACTTTGGACAGGATTGGACGCATATGTACAGCATATGTATACCGCTGGACGGAAATGACTCCGAAAGGCCTGTACACAGCATGCTTGTACGGTTTAGCGACAAGCTGACCGTTTGCCTAGGGAGCAAATAGTCTTTGCATAGTCAACGGCTATTCGTCTGCTATTCATCGGCGCAGATGATGGCGGTTACATATAATTCGCACTATTCCACATGACAGACAGTCAACTATTGACCAGAGTTACTTAGCGTGATTAGAGCGTTTGCCCGATATTTTTTACTAGGGCCTTGAAATCACGGTTCTATTCGGCTAAACTCAGTTCGTCTCGCGAACGTTTGATCCAAATAGCGTTAAAAGCGTGACACGAAGCAAATGGTTTTGTAGGGAGGAGCCGTCCTGTGAGGATTGAGGACGTTCCGGTTGAAAAGATCTCTTTCGGTGATCGCTACCGGAAGGACTTCGGTGACGTAGAATCACTGGCCGCCAATATCCGAGAGATGGGTCTGCTGCAGCCGATTGGAGTCGATGCGTATTACCAGCTCATTTTCGGTGCACGGCGACTGGAAGCCTGCGCGGACATTCTCGGCTGGAAGCAAATCCCGTGCATCGTGCTTGCGCTCGAGTCCGTTCTTGCGGGCGAGTACGCAGAAAACGAATTCCGTAAGCAGTTCACAGCCAGCGAGCGCGCCGCGATAGGGAAAGCGGTCGAAGCGGAGCTACTCGCGAATGAACGTCGCGGCGGTGACCATAAATCAAAGTCCGCAATTGCGCACATTGATTCGCCGAATAATCGTTCCGTTGATCTCGCTGCCAAACGTGCCGGCTTCGAAAGCGCAGAAAGTTTCGAACGGGCGAAGACGGTCGTCCAAAAGGGTTCGCCGGAACTGATTACGGCAATGGATAAGGGTGAGGTGTCGATCGCGGCGGCGGCTGCCATTGCGCGACAGCCCAAAGAAGACCAGGCGCAGATTCTCGCTATGCCGAAGGAGGAGCGCCGGGAAGTCGTTCGGCAGATCCGCAAAACCAAAGCCGATAAAGAAGCAGACGAGCAGAATGCCCGCGACCTGCGGCTGTTTGGCGGCCTAAACGAAGCGGTTCATTTCATCGCTGGATTTCATGAAGGCCCGCATGAGACGTGGGATGGGCTTTCGCGGGTATTCGCGTACCAGTTTGTCGATGATCTCGAGCGGGCGATTCAATGCCTGATTCGTTTACAGAAGGAGCATCCCAATGCCAAAAGATACCCTGCAATCGTTGCTCGCAAGGCTCCATAAACTCGTCAAACAAGCCATCCGTGACTGTGTCTCCAAGGGCCAGCCCACGGATGTCGAGGCGGTGGTGGAGTATTTCCGGACCAATGTCATCGTCAACTCGAAGTTTCTGTTATTCCGGGTGATGATTGCGCTCACCTGGGAGCAGATTCGCGACATGATCCAGCGGGACCTAAAGCATACCGCCGTTCCGGTGGAGGAAATTCTGGAAAAGGAGCGCCAGATCAAGCTGGCCGAATGGCCAGAATTCCGTGGCATTCCGGAAACCATCAGCTATCATGACCGCCCGGGACACGTATCGTATATCCGCTTCATCGATACGGAAAAATTTCACCGCGCGGCGGCGCTGGCTTTGCTCGATGAGAATCTCGCCGCAGTCCACCAGACGCGGGAAGCCTTAGCCAGGGGAGACCG